ACCGCATTGTCTATGACATCACAAGCAAGCCCCCGGCCACGGTGGAGTGGGAATAATGGACCGTTTTTGAAAAGGCTTCTGAAAAGTCAAGAAAAACGGAGAAAACAAGAGAAAAAGGCCCCTACCAGAGCATTTTCGTTCTGGTAGGGGCCTTCTTTTTTTGCCCGTGGCATTATTTTGGCATTACCGCATGAGATCATCCAGTTTTTTTACCGTTTCGTCGTTCGCGGAGGGGTACAGGTGGCCGTATATGCGGAGGGTCGTTTCGATGTCCTCGTGGCCCAGGCGCTCGCTCACCAGCAGGATAGGAGTATCAAGCCGGATGAGCAGGGCGGCGTGGGAGTGCCGGAGATCGTGGAGCCTGATCGGCTCCATGCCGGCCGCCTGGCAGCCCTTCAACATCTGCTGCCGGAAGTAGTGCTTCGTGTACGGGAACAGCCGGTCGTCTGGCTGGGGCTCGTAGAGGGCGGCCATGTACGCCTTGATGTCCTCGCATAGCTTCTCCGGCAGCGGCACCACCCGGCGGCTTTTCGGCGTTTTCGGCTCCGTGATGATCTCCTTCCCGTCTATCGTCTGGAAGGTCCTGCGGACGGTCAGGGTGTGGGCCTCCAGGTCGATGTCGGACGGGGCCAGGGCCAGCAGCTCCCCTATGCGGAGGCCGGTCCAAAACAGGACCGACAGGCCCGTCCTGGCCGGGAGCTTCTTCACGTGGCCGATGAACTGGTTGAACTCATCGACGGTCCAGAAGGACATCTCGGAGGCGTTCTTTTTCCCTATCGTGCCGGCCATTCTGACGGGATTTGTGCCCAGGCCGTAGTATTTGCAGGCGTAGTTGAAGACCGCGGAAAGCTGGTTGTTGATCGTCTTCGCATAGGTCGGCGCCACGTTCTCCGCCAGCAGATCGGATTGCCAATGGCGCACGTGGGCCGACGTGATCTCGTTCAGCTTGAGATCACCGAAGAATGGCAGTATGCGGTGTTCGTAGAGATACCGCTTGTTCTGCATGGTGCTCTGCTTGAGCCGCGGCTCCATGTCCTTGAGATATATCTCCAGGAAGGACCGGAAGGTCATGTCGCAGCTCCGGGCCCGGACCTTGAGAAATTCATCCTCGAAGGCCAGGGCGTCCTTCTTGCGCTGGAAGCCCCGCTTCTTCTTGAGCCGCCGCTTCCCCTGCCAGTCCGTGTAGTAGAAGGACGCATACCAGGTATTCCGCAATTCGTCTTTATAGGCCGGAATAGAAATCGCCTCCCCATGGTCGATGAATTTAATGCCACACGCGGGCCAGGACGGCCCAGGACGCGCGAGGGGCGCCCTGAGCATATACTTTCCCCTGTGAAGCCTTGCGGCGCTCTGACGGGCTCTGAGAGGCCAGGGAGAAGAAAGCTCCCCAAATCCGAGGAAGTCACCCCAAAACCTGACTATCACTCTTTACGCGCACGCGCGCGCAGGAGAAGATCATCACCACTGTTTATTTAAGTTTATAAGACCACTGTTTTATTATGGGTTCTAATAAGAACCCTATTTTCGCAAATAAGGTTCTAATAAGAACCCTATTTTTCAAATGAGGTTCTAATAAGAACCGTATTCCAGGCGATACCTGTTGAAAACTTCGGATTTCCACAGAGTTTTCAACAGGCGCTACCGCCGCCGGAAGTCTACGAAGATCACACGGCCTTCCCGGCGGAGGATTGCGGAGCCCCTTTACCTTCGCCGAGCATGGGGGCGACCATCTCCTGGAGCCGCCCCAGCAAGAGAAGCTGCTCGCGCTCAGAAAGGCGCTCGTATAGGTCCAGCATCTCTCGCCCGTTCTCGGATATTCCGGGGGCGGGCGATTTTTTTGTTTCTGGCTCCGTGTCGCTGCCGGTCAGGAAGTAGCTGATTGAGCACCCCAAAAACTCGCAAATGCGTACCACGTATTTTGCAGGCGGGTCCGTCCCACGTTGTTTCCATCCAGTAGTGACGCTTGTAGCCACTCCGAGGTGTCGGCAAAGACCGTAGGCCGTCAGGCCGCGCCGGTCAAGCTCTTCAAACAGTCGCTCGCAAATCGTCATTCAGACACCTCCAATCTGGAATACAAAATACCCAAAAAATAAGGTAAAAATTTTCTCACATTCGCTTGCTAATATTATTGACTTAACACGCATATGTGGTATAATATAATCAAGCCAAAGGAATAAGGTAAAAACCCAAAAACAAACGGCCCAGGGAACGGGCCAGAGGATAAAACAGGAAGCGGCAGTGAAAGCCGGGTCGGAAGCGGGCATAGCTCCGGGGATGACCGGCAGGCGGTAACGGCGGTACGAACGGCAACCTCTGGACCATCCCGAAGCCACAAGGCCGGGTGCAACCGGCGGAAAGGATAACTGACCTATGGAACGCAACAAGTACGATCTGCACCGCGAAGTCCTCACCCACAAGTACGCGGACATCCTCAAGAGCTTCGAGGAAACCCATGATGACCGGCGCATCGCCTGGAACTGCTACCAGCAGCTCATCGGCGCTTGCGAGGCCATGCGGGACAGCGGCATGGAAAATAGCTTCGCCTGCTGCGCGGTCAACAAGGCTATGCAGGAACAGGAAGCCGAGATTGACGGTATCGTCACCCGGTTTACCGGCAAGGTCTACAAGGGCGTCCGGTGGGTGGATGTCACTGAGACCGACATCTACTCCTTGAGCAGCACCGAGATTGACTATGAAACGGAAATGCGGCTGTGCGAGCTGGACGCCGAAATCGCGGCCCACTTTCTGAGCGGCGACGCAGACAAGCAGGCGGCCTGTGAGCGGGAGCTTGACTGCATCCTGGGCGGGATTGAGAACGGCAAGCAGTTCTTCCAGGCCCTCACCGCCCGGAACCGGGCGTACCGGGCGGCCCACAAGGAGTAGACGCCATGGAGCCGCAGGAAATCACCCAGGCCGAGGCCGCCGATCTGCTGGCCTCCGGCTTTGAGACCGGGCGGTATGAGCCGCTGGGCCTCTTCCTGGTGGGAGAGGCCGGCGGCACCTGGACCGGGATTGACAACAGCACCGGCCATGCCTGGACGGAAGAGTTTGGAACCAAGGCCGAGTGCCTGGAATGGCTGAAAGGAGAGAATGAAGTTGGCTAAGAGGCTAAGCGTCCTGTCTTTCCTCTGCTGCATCGGAGCGGCGAGCGATGATATTCCCGTGACCGTCAAGGAGGGACCTAAGACCATCGGAACCGCAAAGAGCCTGCGGTGGCTGGAGCTGCACGGGTCCCCCGGAGTTCTGGAAGCCCGCCTGGAGTATGCGGTCATCGGGAAGCAGGAAATCACCCTCCAAATCAGGCTCAAGGACTACAACACCAAGAGGCCGTAAACCGCCGGTGCAACGGCGGCCAAGTGCGAAAGGAGCTAACCAAATGGCAACCAACATCAAGGACAAAATCGCTAAGCTGCTGGCCCTGGCAGAAAGCCCGAATGAGAACGAGGCCAAGGCCGCGCTGCTCAAGGCCCGCGAACTCATGGCTGAGCACAAGCTCAGGCCGGAAGAGGTCGTTAAGGCCGACAAGGTGAAAGTCATCCGGGAGGTCCTGGACGTCACTTGCACCGCTATGACGAACCCCTGGGCCGTCTCCCTCTCCGCTATCATCGCGGAGCACTACTGCTGCCGGGCCTACCGGAACCGGGGCGCTGGCTGCAAGACGAACAGGATTGGCCTGGTGGGGCTGGAAGAGGACTTCGAGATTGCAAAGAGGATTTTCCTCTACGCCTACGACTGCGTGATGGCCTCCATCAAGGCCAACATCAAGCGGGACCCCAGCGACCCGTCCGGGACCTACCGTGAGAAGTGCAACGCCTACGGATGGGGCTTCACCCGTGGCGTGGCGGCTGCTTTCCGCGAGCAGGAAGAAGAGCACCAGGAATGGGGCCTTGTGATGGTGGTCCCCAAGGCCGTAGATGACAACATGGCCGACATGGGCAAGAAGACATCTTTCGGCAAGGAGAAGACCGGCGGCTGGCGCGACGCCTACCGCGCCCTGGGCTACCAGGACGGCAAGCAATTTGACCCGACAACTCGCCTGTCCGGTGCGCCGGAGCGGGCCGCGATTGGAGGTTGATACCGATGAAGTGCAAGAACTGTGGGTGCGAAGTCATCCGCATCCGGTCGGGAGGGCGCAGCGTCGTTTGCGACGCCGCCCCGATCACCTACTGGCACGTCCGGGACGGGGCCGCGATGTCGGAGATGCTGTCCCTGCTGACCCCCAACGGGGAAAGCATCTACGGGACGCCGGCTGGAAAGCTGGAGAACGCCGTGGGCGTGGCCTACCACCCCCACACTTGCGGACTGCTGCCCATCTTCCACCGTGGCCGAGATAGCTGGAGCCGCCCGGTCTACGATGACGGAACGGGCCGCCTCCTGGTGGACGTGGACCCGCGAGCTGGCCGGAAACCGGACATCTGCACCAAGCAGGGCAACGCCTTTGACGGTGAACCCTGCGACCCGGTAGATGGAGATTTTATCTTCATTCCGCGCCGGGACACCTGGTAACAGTATATACCAAAACCACCCAAAAAACAAGCCGTATAAATTAGACACAAGGAGGAACCAAGCATGAGAACGGCAAACCGAGTTAAGCCGAAGACCGACTTCGGCATTGAGGTCCGGCTCTTCACCGCACAGACCGGAATGACGGTGAAAGAGCTGGCCGAGCGGTCCGGCGTCAAGTACACGACGCTGATCGAGACCACCACGGGCCGCTGTGCGGGCCACCAGCTCATCCCCATTGTCCGGGAGTACATGGCGAACTACGAGCAAAAGGAGGCATGACCCATGGCGACGAAGCCCCTCAAGACCGCCCGCGATATGTTCTACTTCGTGGAGGACGTGATGCGGATTTTGGGCTACTCCAAGTCCAAGAGCTACAAGGTCATCAAGAGCCTCAACCGCGAGCTGGAGGACCAGGGCAAATGCACCTGTGACGGGCGCGTCATCAAGCGGTATTTCCATGAGCGCTACGGCCTGGATGAGCTGAACGCGCCCGTGAGACGGGGGGCGTAGCCATGGAGAAGAGCAAGAGACGCCGGAGCTATGCCCGCGCCTACTACCGGCTGTCCGTCCTCTGCCTTGCGGCCATGGTGACGGCCCGCCTCATTCTACTGATGATTGATGTTATCCAGCTTCAAATCCAGACCGCCGGGGCTTTTTCAATCCCCGCGAGCGCGGCAATCTTGGTATTCACCGGCTGGGAGCTGAAAACCTGGACCGGTCAAGGAAAGGAGAAAAAATCATGTGGACCTACAAGTGTGACCGCTGCGGAGCGGCGCTTGACCCCGGAGAGCGGTGCGACTGCCAGGACCGCCCGGCCAAGTACAACGGCAAGCCGATCTTCACCCAGGAGAACTTCAACTACTCCGAGGCCAAGATAGGCGACTATGTGGAGCAGGCCGTTGTGGATGACGCCATGGACTGTCTGCCTCCGGCCTCGATGAGCGCCCGGTGCGCTCAGATGGGCGAACCGTACTCCCACCGGGAGGACCCGGAGACCGGGCGGCTCCGGCCTACTTACTACACGTTCAAGCGTGTGGCCGGAGAGTGGCCTAACGGTATCTGGCAATTCTGCGGCTGCTGCTTCCAGGGCGAGACCGTCCCCCGTGGCAAGGACCCGATCTACTGCTGAGAGGGGGCCGAAACGATGAAGCGAAGCTGCGGGGGGGGTACTATGTGCAGGCGTCAGACCCTCACGACCCTGTCTCCGGCGGAACGGAGCGTAGCCGAGCAGCATTACCGGCTTGTGGAGTGGTACGTCAGACATCGGGGCCTCCCGGTGGATGAATACCTCGATGTTGCCGTGTTCGGCTATCTGCTGGCTGTGAAGCGGTGGTTTGCCCGCCCGGACCTTTACCGTTATGAGTTTACCACCATCGCCTGTGCTGCCATGCGGAGTGCAATCGGCAACGAGCAGCGCAAGCAATCCAGGCGCATTAAGACCGTGAGCCTGGATGACCCCATCCCAGGCACGGACGGCATGACCTGGGAAGACATCATCACCGAGGACCATCTTGTGTACTCGGCATAGGAGGAATAAGCGTGAAAATAACCTACAATCTGCAAGTGCTTCCCCAGCGGAAGAATAGCCGTAAGGACAGCGAAGAGACAACCGCGCTCAAGGCATTCCTCGCGGACAGCGAGAAAAAGAACATGGTCTTTGAGTACGATACCCCGCAAGAGGCTAAGAAGCGCTATGACAGTATGCGGAACTACCGCAACGCCAACAAGCTCCAGGACATCTACGATATGTGGCGAAGCGAGGCCCTGATCTGCATTGTGAAGACTAAGAAAGGAGCCGCGAAGAAATGAGCTACTACACCATCAATGAAGAGGCCGCCCGCACCGCCAACGACTTAAACAGCCACTATACCTACCGCGAGGGAAGCGCCACGGCTTCATACCGGAGGCAGGTGGATGAGGCTACCGAGCTGGCCGAGCGCCAGAAGAAGCGCGTGGACCCCATGTACCATGAGAAAATCGACCGGCTTCTTGACCTCTACTGTCGGAAATTGGCAGAAAATTTGAATGACAAGTATGCCATTGCCGCCCGCTGCCCCTCTATGCTGGTATCTGGCAGAGCGAACTTCCCAGTTCAAAAGAAAAAGAAGCAGAATGCGGCCGAAGAGCGCAGGCTCGAAGAGTGGAAGCACATCCAGGGCTTGCTTGATAAAATCCGCAGCGTCGGCACCGGCGGTATCAGCTCCGATGACCCGCAGGCCGTGGAGAAGCTGGAGGCGAAGCTCGCCGCCCTGGAGAAGAACCAGGAGATGATGAAAGCGGCCAACGCCGCCATCCGTATGAAAGACCCGGCCAAGGGAGACGCCAAGCTCGCGGAGCTGGGCTACACCCCGGAGGACATCGCCAAGCTCAGAGCGCCGGACTTCTGCGGGCGCATCGGTTATCCGGCCTACGCGCTCCAGAACAACAACGCCAATATCCGGCGCATCCGTGGCCGGATCGCAGAACTCAAGAAGCGGACCGAGAACACCCCGGAGGGCTGGGAGTTCGACGGGGGCCGGGTCGTGGTGAACACCGCGGAGAACCGCCTCCAGATCATCTTCGATGGGAAACCCGACGCGGACATCCGAACTGAACTCAAGGGAGAGGGCTTCCGGTGGGCGCCGTCGCAGGGGGCATGGCAGCGGCAGTTGACCGACAACGCCATGAGAGCCGCCCGCCGGATTGAGCAGATCGCTCCTATCTGCTGATTAAATTATACCCCAGAAAGGAGATGACCTGAATGTCTGCAACGATAAAAAAGATACCTCCCTCATATCTGAGGGAGGCACGTATCAGGGCCGGATATGCAAATAGGGAAACGGCGTCAACGGCGGTTCCGTTCTCCCCAGAAACGATAGGCCGGCATGAGCGCGGGGACGTCGAAATGGAGCCGGAAGACGTCATGGTCTACGCGGAGTGCTACAAGAGCCCCGACATTCTCCCGCGCTACTGCGCCACCTGCCCGGTAGGCAAGGCCACCGGGAGGACGGCCACGGACCGCCCACTCCCTCACGCCACCCTTCGGGTGAGCCGCCTGCTGGAGGATGGGCAGGCCGTAGCGGACCGCCTGGAAGAGATCGCCTTCGACGGCGTGATCTCCCAGGATGAGCGCCAGGACTTCGAGGACGTGCTCGTGTTCCTACGGAAGCTGGAAGAGAGTATCACGGACATTATGTTGATTGGCCTGGGAAAGGGAAAGGCCGCCCCCGGTGCAACGGGAAGCGGCCAAGTGCGAAAATAGCTAACCTACTGTCAGTTATTATAGCACTCTCCACCCGGCTGTGTCAAGTCGAAAGGAGATCATCATGGATTTAAGTCAGACCATTGTCCAGCTCAATAAGTACCCCACCGACAGGTATAACGTGCTGGTGCCTGTCACCACTATGCAGGTGGCGTCCAACCTCCAGCGGATTACCGTTTCCGAGGTTCAGCTCGACACCAGGCAGGACAGCTCCAACCACGGGCCGAGCAAGGACATCTATTTCGAGCGGTCCAGCGGCGCGTTCGCCATAACGAAGGTGGCCGGGATGAAGCTGGCCGCGGCGGCCAACATCAGCATTGTGGACACCCAGCCTGGACGGACCGAGGGCTGCCAGCGGTGCATTGAAATGGCGCGGGCCACCGGGAAGCCGAGGGTGTGCGGCAACTGCGAGCACGTCCACGACGTCGCCGTAACCGTTACCATTCGAGTGCCGGAGCCCTCCGGGGGCTTCCGCATGATGAAGGCCACAAAGGAAATCGACTGCACCCTGGAAGCCTCCGGCATGAAGGACGGTATCAACGGGCAGCAGTACCGGCGCTTCCTCCCCCACAGAACCGCTATGGCGGAAAGTAAAGCCTTCATGCGGGCCATCCGGGCCGCCCTGGGCCTTGCCGGTACATACTCCCTTGAAGACCTCAAAAAGCCGTTTGTGGTGGCGCGTGTGGTCCCCAACCTGGACGCGCCGGAGATCAAGCAGGCGGTCGCCAGCAGCTACCTCCAGTCCATGGGAATGCTGTTTGAAATGCCTGGGCACGCGGCACCGGCGGCCCTGCCTACCGCCCAGGAGGCCGAAGTAATTCCGCCCTATGACGATGAGGCACCGGGGCAAATGCCGTGGCCGGAGGCCCCGGAAGAGCCGGAAGATAGCTGGAGCCGTGAGCCTCAGTACAACGGACCGCCGGCCTGGGAGGAACCCCTGGAGGCCCCGGAGCCTCCCCAGGGTATCTACTGTTCCGACTGCCACCGGCAGATCACCGGCGGGCAGGCCCGGAGCGGCAGGAAGTGGACGCCGGAGGACATCGCCGGATACAGCCAGCGGACCTATGGCCGCGTCCTCTGCCCTGAGTGCCAGGAGAAGATGAAAGGAGCGCGGAGATGACGGTTATTGAGTTCGCGGAAAAGCGGCTGGAGGAAGAGAGCGGCATCAACCTTGATGACGCCCGCTATTGGGCGGCCTATCTTGACGGTGCAAGGGCACAGAAACGAGAGGATGAGGAGGCGAAAGGCCATGATTAAGATACTGCACACCGGCGACATTCACCTGGGCGATCTGGCCGGGCCCACCAAGGACGGCGAGAATCTGCGCCGCCTGGACACCCTGCGGTGTATGGAGGCCGTCTATCACGAGGCATTTCTCGCGGAGCCGGACGTGACGATCATCGCGGGCGACCTGTTCAATAGGTCCCGCGTATGGGCGGACACCGCCCTGGATGACGTCAACGACGCCCTGGAGCAATTCATCCGGCCTATCTGCAAGTGCAGCGGCGCGGTGGTGCTGCTGTTCGGGACGATGAACCATGATAACCCCCGCGCCTTCGAGGTCATCCGCAAGGCGACGGCAGACCTCAAGAACCTGCACATCTACACCGAGCCAAAGGTGGAAACGATCTCCACCGGCGGCGGCCCGGTCCAGATCATGGCCGTGCCCGGCTTCGACAAAGCCCGGCTGCGCCTCTTCTGCCCTGGGGCGGACAAGGAAACCGAGAACCGGAACGCGACCGCCCTTGTCAACGACATCATTCTGGGCCTGAGTACGGAGCTTGACCGGAGTATCCCCTCCATCCTGACGGCCCACTACACGGTCAGCGGGAGCGAGGCGGACAACGGCAGCACCTTCCTGGCCGGTCAGGACGTGGTGGTCCTTCCGGCCACCATCGACGCCGCGGGCGTGACCCTGGGCTGTTTCGGGCATATCCACAAGCCCCAGCGCCTCGCCTGCAACACGCCTGCCTATTACTGCGGGAGCCCGAACCAGCTCACCTTCAACGATGAGGGCACGGAGCACGGCTTCTACATTCACGAGATAGACCAGGGCAGGGTGGTAAGCACCTTCAAGCGAACCCCGGAGCGGGAGCACCTGACGGTCCGCTTGAACTCCCAACAGGTCGCGGACTTCATCTCCACCGGCTCCTTCCGTATGCCGGCCAACCTGGAGGGCCGTATCATCCGCGTGCGGTATAGCTGCACGGCGGAACAGGAGAAAGCCTTCAACCGTGCCGAGCTCCAGAAGCAGATTGTCGCCGCCGGTGCCTTCCATGTGGCTGAGATATTCCCGGAGGACGTGGAGGCCCTGGACGCCAAAGACCAGCTCACGGAGCACGACGGCCCGGCTGAGTGCCTGGCCCGCTGGCTGGACACCAACGAGATCACCGGCGAGAAGGCAGCGCGGCTGCTGGAGCTGGCGGCTCCGATCATCAAGCAGGCCGACGATGGGCGCGAGGACAGCAAGCACACCGGCGCCTTCATGCCGAAGGTGATCGAGGTGAAGAACTACCGGAGCTACACGGAGGCGTCCTTTGACTTCGAGCCGGTCCACATGGCTATGGTGAACGGCCAGAACGGCGTCGGGAAGTCCTCGCTCTTCATGGACGCCATCGCGGATTGCCTCTATGAGCAGACCCGCAAGGAGGACATCGGCGGCTGGGTCCGGGACGGAACCAAAAGCGGCAGTATCTCCTTCACGTTCGGCATGGGCGGCCAGGACTACCGGGTCATTCGCACCCGCACGAAGAGCGGGCGCGGCACCCTGGCCCTCCAGCGGTGGAATCAGGACGCCCAGGCGTGGGCCGATGAAAGCGATACCACCATGAAGCTGACCCAGGCGAAGATCGAGCGGCTGCTCGGCATGGACTGCAATACCTTCTGCTCCATCGCCCTTATCCGCCAGGACGCCTACGGCCTCTTCCTGGACGCCGACAGCGACCGGCGGATGGAGGTCCTGTCCGCCCTCCTGGGCCTGGACATCTACGGGCGCATGGAGGACATCGCCAAGGCAGCGGCCACGGAGCAGCGCCGGAAGATCGCCGCCCTCAAGGAACGTATCAACGTCCTGGGGGAGCAGATCAGCGCGAAGGACGATCTGCTGGACAACGACATGGTGCTCTCCGAAGAGATCGACCAGCTCAACCACGAGATCGAGGTCGGAGAAGCGGACCTCCGCGCCCTGGAGAGCGCCGAGGCCCTACTCAAGGAGGTACTTCGGCAGGCCAGCGAGAAGGAGGCCCAAAGCCTGGAATATGACCGCGAAAGGGACCGGAAGGCCCAGGAGCGCGAAGAACTGGAGCTGAAATACTCCAATGCCCTCCACATGAAAAACGGCCTGAGCGCCGCCCAAGAGGCCACCGAGAGGCTTGCTGCTGCCAGGGCAAAGCTCCAGGAACTCGCCCCCCAGGTGGAGCGGGACAAGGAGCTCTTGAAGGAGAAGGCTCGCCTGGAGAAAGCCATCGGCAGCGCGGAAGCTGACCTGGTGGACCTGCGGTGGAAGCAGCGGCAGTATGAAGCCATCCTCTCCAGGAAGGCGGAGATCGAGGTCGCCCAGGCTGCGATTGAGGCCCTGGTGTCCCGGAAGGAGGACGCCCACGCCCGCCTGATGAGGGCCTATGAAACCGAGAAGGCCATGAACGAGGCGAAGGCTGCGGTCGATCAGCACGTGGCAGACAGCCGCGTGAGGATCGCCGACCTGCAAAGCCGGTTGAAGGCTGCCCAGGCGGAAGCGGAGAAGCTGGCCGACAGCGGTTGCCCCATCCCTGGAGAGGCTACCTGTAAATTCCTGACGTCCGCCATTGCCGCCCATGCCGCCATCCCTGACCTGTCCTCGGTTCTGGAGCAGACCAAGGCGGAGGACCGGCAACGGTATGAGGACTTGATGAAGGTCTACAACGAGGCCAAGGCCGCCGACGAGGCCATGGGCGACCCGGCGGCGGAGCTCTCTGAGCTGGACCGCGAAGAGCGAAAGCACCGGGAGCTGGCCGACCAGACCCCGCGCCTGGCTGCCGCAGAGGCGAAGGTGGAAGAGATTGCCGCCTCCATCCAGGCGGCAGAGAAGACCATCCAGGACGCCGAGAAGCGGTCCTTGGAGATCGACGCCGAGCGGGCGGCCCTGGGGCTGGCGGTTATGGAGTACCAGAGGGCCCAGCAGACCATCGAGATTGAAGAGCCCATCGCGGCGCACCTGGCAGACTGTCAGGCGGCAGGGGCCACCGCCGACGCCCTGGCTCCCCAGCTTGAGCGGCTGCGCTCCGAGATCGACGATTTGACAAACAAGGTCCTCGCCGCACACCAGGAGGCCGAGGAAATCAGGCAGCGGGCCCCGAAGGCCCAGGGGAACCCCGAAGGGCTCCGGGCCATACTGAACAGCCGCCGGAAGGAAGTAACCGACCGCGCCACACGGCGCGGCACCATCAAGGCGAAACTGGACGCGATCTCCGAGGCGGAGGTCCAGACCGCCCAGCTCCGGCGGGAAGTGGAAGAGGCCGCCGCCTCCCTCAACGACTACACGACGCTGGTCCAGGCGTTCGGCCTCGATGGTATCCAGTACATGATAATCCGGGGCGTCGTGCCGGAGATCATGCGCCAGAGCAACGATATTCTGGCTGCCATGACCGGCGGGCGCATGGCCGTGGACATCCGCACCGAGCGGGCGCAGAAGTCCACGAAGCAGATCGTCAACAGCCTGGAGGTCTGGATAAACACCCTGGCCGGGGGGACGCGCCCCTACCAGAGCCACAGCGGCGGTGAGAAGGTCAAGATCGCCCTGGCCGTCACCCTGGGCCTGGCGGACGTCAAGGCCCGCCGGGCGGGTGTCCAGCTCGGAATGCTGTTCATCGACGAGCCCCCCTTCCTGGACGCCGACGGCACGGACGCCTATGCGGACGCGCTGCTGAACATGGCGACCCGTAACCCGAATATGCGTATCCTGGCGATCTCTCACGACCCGACCATGAAGGCACGGTTCAACCAGAATATCGTCGTGACCGCCGGAGAAGACGGCAGCACCGTGACGATGGAATAAGACCCAGGGGCCGGGCGGCCCCGAATACCTACGGAAAGGAGGGCCCGCCCGTTGAACTACTTGCGAGAGATCAACGCCTTTGCCCGGCGTATGCGGCGGGCCCCTCTCTCCGCAAACGCTCAGCTCCTATGGTACAAGCTCATGGAGCTTGCGAACGTGCTCCGATGGCCGGATGAGTTCCAACTCGATAATAAGAGAATGATGGAAATGATTTGCCAGAAGTCAAAGCCAATTTCCATAGCGGCCAGAAAAGAGCTTGTGGACGACGGCCTCATCGCCTTCACCCCTGGCGTCAAGGGGAAGCCCAGCACCTATCACATGAACTCCGTGGACGCCCTGGAGGGTCCGTACATACCCCCAGGGCCCCCGGAGGACGAAGACTTCCTGGCAGAGGTCAAGGACGACGTCACGACCTATTTCGGCTATACCGAGGCCCTGGGCCAGGAGCTCCGGGAGATCACCGAGAAACTGTGGCTGGAGTTTTACCCGAAGCAGAACCCGACGCCGGACGATGTTCGGAAGGTCTTTTACTACATCAAGGAGCAGACGCACCACGAGGACGGTCAATGGACCATGTCCTTCCCAGAGGAAAAGAAGGAGCTTCTTGCATACGCCTTCGATCAGGCCCGCACCCAAGGGAAGCTGCATTGGGGGTATATAGGCGGTATCTATGATAATTTTAGGGCCCGTGGCATTAAAACCGTAGACGACGCCATGGACTACGAAGAAATGCGCCGGAGGCGCTGAACTATGGAGGGACCCATGAAAGAGAAAGCAATCACCCTGATCTGCTGCGTCCTTTGCGTGGCGATCTTTGCGACCGTCGGCCTGGAGCCGAACAGCGCCGGAGGGGCTGAGCTGGAAGAAACACCGGCGCCGCTCCTGTCCATCACCCCCACACCGGAGCCCATGTCATCCCCGGAGGCCGCGACGCCCCCCTGGACCTATGAGGAAGTGGAAATGCTGGCGAAGACGATATGGGCCGAGGCCCGCGGCGTCCCCAGCACGGCCCGGCAGGCCGCCGTGGCCTGGTGTGCGCTGAACCGGCTGGACGTCGGCACATTCGGCGACACCCTGGCCGAAGTGCTCAGCAAGCCTTACCAGTTCGCCTACGACCCGGCCTCCCCGGTCACGGATGAGTTCCTGGCCCTGGCCGACGACGTTCTGCACCGCTGGTATCTGGAGCAGAACGGCGTCGAGGACGTGGGCCGGACCCTCCCGGAGGACTACCTCTTCTTCGAGGGGGACGGCCTGGAGAACCACTTCCGCAAGGAGTATGAAAAGACCGGCGACACCTGGGACTGGAGCTTACCGGACCCTTACGGGGAGGAAGGGGGCGGCGAGCGTGAGTAAAGCCCCTTCCCGTGGCTGCATGATCTTCACCTGTGACCGGCGGCGTGGTAACTTCTGCTGCTCCGATTGCGGATACCGGAAGACCAACTGCAAGAACCCATGTCTGAACGGCCCTGAGCGGTGCGGCCAGGCCACACCGACGGCCAAAAGGTACGGGAGAAAGGAGCGGAACGGAAGTGAACCTGGAACAAATAAGCCTATTTGACCTCATCCAGGAGGACAGGCCGAACCTTGACACGGGCCCGCCGGTCACGGACGGTCAGTGGGACCTTCCGGGCTTCGAGGAAGCACGGGAACACCTTCACAGCAAGGGCCTTCCGTTCGGCTGGGTAGACAGAGTAGTTACCCCGGATGAGCCCGGAGCGGTCTTCGTCCAGAAGGGCATACCCTTCGAGCGAAGCAACTGCCCGGAGTATGAAGGGATTTGGCTTTGCGGAGGATTTAGCTCAGTACAGTGTAGAGCCCACGCCGGCCTGTTGCCGGGGATGATGTGGGATACAACCTGTGGAAAAGACCCGGAGCGGTGCCCGTTCCGGCATACGAATGGAGGATAACACCATGGAGAAAAAGCTCGAAGCCTTCCAGAGAGGCAACACCTTTGACCTGGCCGGTATCAACTGGAAGGTCCTGCACGTGGACCCGCCGGCCTATCCGAACGCACCCGCGCACTACTTCTGCGAGGCCACCGAAGACCTGTTCCAGGCCGCCTTCGATGAGGACAACAACAACGACTGGAAGGGCGCGAGCCTGCGGAAGCGGCTTAACGGTCCCTTCCTGGAAGAGCTGATCGAGAAGTGCCCGGAGCTGGCGGACGCCATTGTCCCCACATACCGGGACCTGACCGCGGACGACGGCCTCAAGGACTACGGCTCGTGCCTGGACAAGGTGACGATGTTGACCGCCGATGAGTACCGGGCCACCCGTGATCTGCACCCCGCGCCGGAACACTGGCGCTGGCTTATCACCCCTGACGGCACCCCGGCCAGCTCCGGGACCTCTTTCGTCCGCTGCGTGTACTCGGACGGGAGCCTCACCTACCGCAGCGCGTACATCGGCCACGGGGGCGTGCGCCCGGCTTTGACGCTGAAATCTGATCTCTTGGTATCTGTCCCTGGGACGGAGGACGGCAGCGAAGAGGCCATGACGCCGGAACAGCGGGAAATGGCGCTCTATGAGGCCGCCGTCGAGAAGTTCGGGGAGATCGCCCAGATCGACCAGGCCACCGAGGAAATGGCGGAGCTGATCGTGGCCCTCAATAAGTACAAGCGGTACGTCAACTTCCGGCAGGGCAACAAGGAGGAAATCCTCGCCCACATCGCGGAAGAGCGGGCCGACGTGGAGATCATGCTCAACCAGCTTCATGTGATTTTCGGGGACAACACCGAAAAGGAGCTGGAGAAGCTGGCCCACCTGTCCGGCCTGGTAGGAATGGAGGACATCTTATGAGAATTGCTGTGATTGTCTTCGTGCTGCTGATGACCTTCTTTGCCGTCTGCTTCGCGTTTGGCGGTAAGACCGTCACGGACCGGAGCAACGGCGCGAAGGTAGCCTCGGCGGGCCTGATCGCGGCAGCCATCCTGGCTGCCTGGGCCCTATGAGCGATGAGGTATTCACCATTCCTGCCCGAAGGTGCAAGCGGTGCGGAGGTCTTCTGACCTCCGCCCAGGGCATACGGGATGGATACGGACCCTGCTGCCTGCGGAAAATGCGGCAAGAGGAAGCAGAACGCCGGATGAATGAGAACCAATGCTCCCTGTTCGACATGGAGACGGAGCCGCCGGAAGCGGAAAAGAGCCCCCTCAACGGGGCTTGCGCAACCGGCCTGAGTCCATCCGGCCATTGCGGCGCGGCGGCGTACTGCCAGGAGCCCTACGACTGCTGCGCCGCCTGCTCCAAGGACTGCAATCTCCGCTGTGGCTGGCTGAAAACGGGAAAGGAAAATAGCAATGAACCTACATAAAACCGCCATAGAGTGGGCGACACACACCTGGAACCCCGTCACCGGCTGCCGCCACGGCTGCGAATACTGCTATGCCCGGCGCTTTACCGCCCGGTTTGCACCGCACGCCTGCGAGAGGCCGGACCCGGAACCCCTGGAGTTCCTTCCGAAAGGAACTGGAATTTATGTGGCCGACACCCCGGCCCGCCTGCTGGATGAGCACGGGGCCTATCTGCGGAGCACGCCATATCCGAAGGGCTTCGCCCCCACGTTCCACACCTACACCCTGGGATACCCTGAGAAATGCCTCACACCGGCGCGTATCTTCGTGTCGAGCATGGGGGACCTTTTCGGGGAGTGGGTCCCGGACGCATGGATTTCCGAGGTCTTCGACGCCTGCAAGCGGGCTCCCCGGCACGTCTATATGTTCCTGACGAAGAACCCCCGGCGCTATTGCGATCTTGCCAACGCCGGGAAGCTGCCGGCGGAACCGAACTTCTGGTACGGGACCAGCGTCACCGGGAAGGGAGCGCCCGCCTTCGCCGAGGGCGTAGGCTATAACACCTTCCTCAGCATTGAACCCCTGCTGGAAGACATCGACCCTGACGTCGGAAGTTTCGGGGGCGTCCGCTGGCTCATCGTCGGGGCCATGACGGGGCCGGGCAGTAAATACCATCAGCCGAAGCGGGAATGGGTGGAGAAGATCGTGGAGGCCGCAAAGATCACAGGCGCCGCGGTCTTTATGAAAGACAGCCTCAAGCCTGTGTGGGGCGATGATCTCATGCGGGAGCTCCCGGACGGCATGAAATCCATGCCAGAGGGCCCCGGCCCTGTCCCTCATTGCAAGGAGTGCGAGCACCGGGAGGAAACGCCCCAGGGACGCCGCGGCACCGCGATTGCCTGTCAGATCGGATGGGAGGCGGAGGGCTACGACGACCGACCGGCCCGCCCGGTGCCGGGCCGCTACACACGATCTTCACCGCCCTGGTGCCCCAGGAGAAAGGAGAGAAACAGCACATGAAGAAGCGAAGCTGCCGAAGGACTGACTTTGAGCAGGAACAGCACGAACGGGCGATCAGGGTCCGCAAGATGACCGACGCCCAGCTCTGCGAATATCTGGACAGCCTGGCCGCCGGCCAGCGTCCGGCGGGCCCTACCAAGGAAGAGATCATCAACGACTTCCTGGTCGAGCTCGGTATCCGCCGAGAAGACGGTATCCGCGTGAGCGATCAGACCATCCGCAAAATGAAGACGCTCGCACGTTGCCGGGGCTTCCTGCCGGAGGTCGAGGGCGAGGAATGAGCCTGCACAAGAAGAAGATTACGCTGCGCGTTACCAGCCAGACTGCCTTCCATCTGGAGGAAATGGCTCGGAAGGCCGGCGCTTCTGAGGGGAGGATCGTTGATGAGCTTGTGAAAGCTGCCCGACCCTGTGTAAAAGTTGGTGGAAATTGTGGAATTTCACGTGAAACAACAAGAAATAAGCCTTAAAAGTTAGGAGTATTGACAATGCAGCAGGACGAATACGCCCGGAAGATCGCAATGGAGCTGGAGAGATACCGCGCGGACGAAGCAGCGGGTCTTCTGCTCCGGCTCCCGGTTCCCCTGGGCGCGACGGTGTGGCGCGTCAGATCAAACCCGGCGTGCCACTACGGGGTGCAGCAGGCCGAAATATTCCTGTTTGGAGAGGTCGTCACCCCGCGCCGCATTGTCGAGGCGGTCCCCTTCACGCTCTCCCTGCTGGAGGCGTGGGGGAAGACCGTGTTCCGTACCGAGGCCGAAGGGAGGAAGATCATCGAGCATGACACCGAGCGAGAGGGCCAGGGCCGCCCTCAGATACCAGAACCGCAAGAACCGGGCCCAGGGTGCCTTCTTTGAGCAGATGATAAACGGGGCCTGCGACTTCTACCGGCTCCGCCAGATCGCGGACATCGAGAAGACGCCGGAACCCATGCAGCCGACTAAGGACCTGGGCGGCGGGAAGTTCATCGCCCACTACGTCAGCACCGCCCAGGCAGACTACAAGGGCTTCCTGTTCGGGGGCCGGGCGGTCAACTTCGAGGCGAAGTACACCGACACCGAGAGGATGAACCAGGACCGCGTGACACCAGATCAGACCGACCGCCTGGAGAGGGCGCACCAGTTCGGAGCGCTGGCCTTCGTCCTCTGCTCTTTCGGCTCGGTGGGCTTCTACCGGATACCCTGGGAGGTCTGGCGGGACATGAAGGCCCGATACGGGCACAAGTACATGACGCCCCAGGAGGCGGCGCCCTTCGAGGTCCGCATAGGCGGCCCCGGCGTGCTGCTCTTCCTGGAGGGAATAAACATCAAGGAGGAAACACCATGAACAAGCACGAGATCATCGAGCAGCTGAATGACCTGGCCGAGCGGGCCCGCGACGCCTATATCCACACCAATGATGAGGTCGCCAAGAAGGACAACGACGCGATCATGGCCGCCATTACCATGATCGGTCCCAGCACCGGGGACACCGAGGGAAAGGACGCCCCTGCGCCGCCCCATGTGAGGGTGAGTGCGTTTGGCGAAGATGTCATGCTGCTGCATGAATTGAAAACGCTGGCTGACAAGTGGGAGCGCAGCGCCAAGTCCTCGCCCATGGCCGCCTCCTTCCTGGGCTTCATGGCTCCTGGCCTCCCCCGCGGGATGATCGAAGAGAGCATAAACCAGACGCGCCGGGAGAGCGCCATTGTCCGGCGAGCCTACGACCGCCTGGCCGAGCTTCTGGATGGAGCTGCCCGATGAGCGCCCGCCGGGAGCACCGGCTCCGCAACCTGGAGCGCAGGGTCGCGGAGCTGGAAGCGGAGCAGGTCGCCAGGGGCTACCTTCGCGCCAACGTCGAGGAAATGCGCGAGAAGATGAAGGAGTTGAAGATCGCCCCTGTACAGGGTGGGAAGGCCGTACCTATGGACGCCTGGTGGACCAGAACACCCAGCGCCCAGGCCCCGCGCCGGTCCCTCTGGCAGCGGTTGACCGGAGTTTTCAGAAAGGATGGATGAGCATGGATAGGTACATCGAAGAGTTGCTGGAGCTGATTAAGGCCCACCCGGACCTTCCTATCGTCCCTATGGTGGACAGCGAGATTGTATGCGACGACGGATACACCAGATGGCGGGGAGCGTGGGGGCCGGCCAGTGTCACAAAGTACCTGGTGTCGGAAGATCACATCTTTTTCTTTGATGATGAAGACGTCGAGGTCGTCCTCACCGAAGTAAAGGGGTACGACGAATTTATCTCCACGACGGAGAAAGAGGCACTGGAAGCCTATCGAGCCCTCCCCTGGGTGGAGTGCATTGCTGTTGACATCAATTTGCCGTGAAAGGAGATCACCACATGAAAAAGTACATCGGAACGAAGCTGATCGAGGCGGAGCCTGCCTTCCGCTGCATGGACGGGAACGGGAATACCGTCATCACAAGCGACCCGCACGAGGCTTTCCCCAACTACCCCAGCGTGGAGGATGGCTACCGGGTCCGCTACCCGGACGGCTATGTGAGCTGGAGCCCGAAGGAAGCCTTCGAGCGGGCCTACCTGGCCCTGGACGTCAACGAGGACCTTGGGACCTCTGCCCCCAGCATTGGGGCGAAGATGGTCGATGACTTCATCGCGGAAACCCACACCCAGACCATGGGCGATAAGACGACCGTTGTCCGCGCTGTGCTGCGGAACGGCTTCGAGATCGTGGAAGCCTCCGCCTGTGTCAGCAAGGAGAATTACAGCGAGCCCGTGGGCCGCGACATCTGCATGGGCAAGATCAGGGACCAGGTGTGGAAGCTCCTGGGCTTCCTGCTCCAGACGGCGGTCAACGGTGTTAAGTGAGCTGCCACGGCTGCGCCTGCGATCATTGCCTCTATAACGCCGAGCTGGAAGCGTGGTACTTCACCCCCGGAGAGCTCCAGAACGTCGAAGACATTTGCTACTGCTGCGATGAGTGCAAGCACTACGACGGGGACTACACCAAGAAGAGCCAGTGGCGCCCGGAGTGTGAGAAGCGGAAGCTCCCGCGCAAGTATATCGAGGTGCAGGAAAGAGCTGAGGCGTGCCGGAAGAGGCGGGAGGACCGCAGGGCGGAAGCTGTGAGGGCTACGTTCACCGTCATCAAAGGCGGCGCCGGCCGCAGCCAATCATCAGAAGAGTAAAAAGAAAAGCCGCCTCCCCCGAAGGGAAGACAGCCCGTGACAAAGCTATTTTACCACACGGGAGGCGACATTTCAATGGGCAAACCAAAAGAGAGCACGCAAGACATCATCCGCCAGGCCGTTGAGGCTGGCCGCATATCCGCGGAGAGGACCGCCAAGGACGCCTTCAAGGCCACCGAGCGCCGCCTCTACGCCCTGCCGGTCCTGCGGAATAAGCGGGATGATGACAAAGAGCGCCTGGAAGAGCTCAGGCAGTATGGGCCCAGGGGCCGGAGTAAGAGCATTACCCGGTTCAGCAAGTCGGGGGTCCGGCTCACCCCAGAGGAAATCTTCGAGGCAGCGGTGATAGACCTGGAGGCCACCATCGCCGCAGATGAATACGAGATCGAGGCCATGGAGCGGGCCCTTGCCACCATCGAGAAGGACGACTACTACTTGACCGTGACCGGCAGGTACATTGATGATCTCCCGGATGAGCGCGTGGCGGAGCTCATTCCATGCGATACAACGACTGTCTGGAGGAACCGGAAGCGGCTTGTGCAAAGGCTCGCGGTCTGGCTATACGGAGCGGAAGCCATAAAGTAACGGCGTGCAATTTATCGGTGCAAAAATCGTGCAATGGACTGGTGCAATTTTACGTGCTATAATGCCTTTATGATGTGAAGTTGCACCTGAGATACTCCCTTCACGATCAGCAGCCGGTAGCACGTTCTCCGGCTGATTTTTATTGCGAAAATCCGCTCTTTTTTGGTAAAACCTGTGACAAAGCCTCCGAAAAGTGGTATAATATTATTGCGGAAATAACTAAAAAGGAGAACCTACTATGAAGCGGATTTGTCTTTTAGACCTCAATTACACCCTTGTGGGGAACCAGGCTACAACCCGTATGCTTCGCCCCTTTTCCCGGCGCATGGAAGCCGAGGAATACCGGACCGACCTGATCGAGGCGATCAAGGATGATTATGTCATCATCGTGACGGCTCGCCCGGACTACCAGATGAAGCAGACCATGGAGAACATCAAGCGGAAAACTGGATGGCAGCCCCAGGAGTGGTACTTCAATGACATCAACGGGGAGCCCCCAGTCTTCAAGGAGAGCGCCCTCCGGCGGTTCATCTTCCCGAAGCACGGGAGCACCGGGAGCCTCTACTACGCTGTGGAGAGCAACCCGAAGACCCGGACCATGTATGCCCGGTATGGGATTGAGGCTCAGCCTTATGACCGCTTCATCAAGACGGCGGGCATGGTGAAGGTTCCGTCCTTCGACCAGTGCAGCCTATTTGGATAACCGAACACCCGGCCACCAGCGGGACGCGAAAGCGCCCCGCTTTTTTATACCCATTTTTAACCGGAAGGAGTGGAAAAGTGGAAACGCGAGTAATTAAGCTGGCCGACATCAAGCCCGCGCCCTACAACCCCAGGGTGCAGCTCACGGCCAAAGACCAGGAGTACAAAGCCCTGGACGCCAGTATCTCGGAAAACGGCCTGGTGCTGCCCCTGGTGGTGAACCTCCGGGACAACTGCCTGATCGGCGGGCACCAGAGGCTTTCCGTGCTGCTGGCAGCCGGTGAAACGGAAACGGTCGCCGTTGTCGTGGATATGCCGGAGGCCCAGGCAAAGGCCCTCTGTATCGCCTTGAACAAGCTGGACGGCGAATGGGACTACGGCCAACTGGCCGACATTCTCCAGGAGCTCATCGAAGACGGCGAAAACCTGCTGTCCACCGGCTTCACGCAATCCGATCTTGACGATCTGCTGGGGGAGATCGGCGACGAGCTGGGGGAGGATGAGGACCCGCCCACCCGGGGGAAGAAGGAAGACACCGCCGATGGTATCAAATGCCAGGTCGGCGATTTTTCTTTCCGCCTGGATGAAGCGGAGTTCGAGGACCTGATGGCCGACGTCCGCGAGAAGGTGGGATTCACCCAGGACCTTGTATGCGCCGAGCTGAAAAGGAGGCTGTTCGATGAAATTTGAAACCAGGATGGAGGTCTTGCGGATCTCCGACATCGTGGCCCCGCCCTATAACCCGCGGGAGGACATCGAGCGCGGCAGCCCGGAATACAAGGCCCTGCGCCGGAGCATTGAGATCAACGGCATGGTGGAGCCCCCGGTCGTGAACCTGCACAATATGCGCTGTATTGGTGGCAATCAGCGGCTTGCGGTGCTCCGGGACATGGGGAAGTCCGAGGTCCTATGCTCCGTCATAGATCAGCCGGACGAAGCCAAGGAGAAAAAGCTCTGCCTTGCGCTGAACCGCATTGACGGGCGCTGGGATACTGAGAAGCTGGGCGATCTGCTGCGGGACGATGAGGTCATCGAGTACGAAACCGGCTTCGACCACGACGAGCTGCTGGTCTACCGGCAGCTTGAAGATATGGCAGACCCCGGCGCCGATGACTTCGACGACGACGGAGAAGACCTGGAAGACCAGGAAGGCGAAGAGCCGGAAGAGGACCAGGAAGACCGGGAGCCGGACGACGACCCCAGCTTCAGCACGACGCTTGTCCGTATCGGCCACTTGCACTTCAAGGTCGAGGTTGTCAGGTACAAGCGCCTGATCGAAGCTATCCGGGATACCGGCGTCTTCGATGAGCACGAGATCGCCGACGAGATCAAACGGAGGTTGCTGGAGTATGATTAAGCTGGTCCCTATCGACGCCGTGCAGGCGTCAGAGTACAACCCCAGGCGGAATGATGAAAAGCGCCTGGCCCTCACGGAGCTGTCGCTCCGCAAGCTGGGCTTCCTGCTGCCGATCTACGCCGACGAGAGCGGGGAAATCCTCAGCGGACACCAGCGGCACCTTGTAGCCTCCCGGATGGGCTTCGAGCATATCCCGGTGGAGTACGTCAGCGGGAAAACCCTGGGAGAGCGCCGGGCCGTGAACGTCCTGTTCAATCGGGCCACGAACGACCTCCAGAAGCAAGACACCTGCGCGATCATCAAGCGCCGGCTCTATGAAATGGACATCGAGGCCATGACCGGAGAGCTGCCGGACATCGAGCCCAACACCCCCGCCTCCTTCCCGTGCGTCCACGCCCTCCGGCGGATGGACGTGGTGAAGCTGGCGAAGCTCAATCACCGGAGCTTCGACACCCACATCAAGCAGCTTGCAAAATCCCTGGAGCGCCGTATCGGGAGCGCTATGCCGGTGGTGATCGGCGAGGCCGGGAACGTCATCAACGGGATAGGCCGCCTGCAAGTGGCCGCCGAGGCCGGGCGGAAGGTGATCGCCTGCGTGACGGTCAGCAAAGCCCAGGAAGCCTTCGCGTCCTCCATGCTGAACCTGCTGTCGATGGACTTCGACATGGAAAGCACCTACGCTGACGACCTGCGGTTCAACAGCTTCATGCGGGAGAGGAACACCAGAGAAACCGACACCGAGGGCAACGCCGCCCTGGGGGACGGCTTCTTCAAGGGTATCTTCCCGAACAACAGAGGCCGGGACTTCTGCAAGCTGGAGGGGGCGGCCCTGGAGAAGTGGCGGAGCTACTACGGCTCCAGCGTCGTTGATTTCGGAGCCGGGAAGCTCAACAACACCCGCACGCTGCGAAAGGCCGGTATCCACGTATCCGCCTTCGAGCCCTACTTCGTGACCGTGGGCGAGAAGATACACAAGGAAAAGAGCCTGGAGATCGCCGCCCGCTTCCTGGATGAGGTCGAGGCCGGGACGCAGTACAGCAGCGTCTTCATCTCCAGCGTGTTCAACAGCGTGCCGTTCATGGCAGATCGGAAGCAGATCGCCGTGATCGCCGCCGCCCTTTGCGCCCCCGGCGGGACGGTGGTCTGCTGGTGCCAGAGCAACAAGGCACCCCAGTTCGTCAACACGAAGAAGAAGTTCATCGGGGCCGAAAAGACCCTGACCTTCGATCTCGACTACGAGCCGAACACCATCCTGGGGGACATAGGAAATCACCCGAAGGTCCAGAAGGGCCACACCGAAGCGGAAATGCGGGAAATCTTCGCGCCCTGTTTCGGGAAGGTCAAGCGCCTGGACCTCATATCGAAATTCTGGTACATGGAGGCGACGGAACCGAAAGTAGACCCCGCGGCTCTGGCCGCTGCGCTGGACTTCGAGTTTGAGCTCCCATACCCCGACGGAACCCGCATGGGCCTGTCCGGGAGAGCGCGGGAGGCGTTCGAGCACCGGCTCGGTATCCGCCTGCCTCCGCCGAAGGAAGGAGCGGAAACATGAGAGATAACGTAAACCCCGGCGAGAAATGGGAGTTCAACGGAGAAGTGGTCGCCTGCTTCGCCAATATGCTTGAGCGGAGTATCCCGGATTACCGATCTATGCGGGCCCTGACCTACAAGCTGGGCGAGCGGTTCATCAAGCCGGAAACCCTGATCGTAGACGTGGGGTGCAGCACCGGCCTGGCTGTGGAGCCCTTCGTCACCAAGTACGGAGAGGTCAACGACTTCCTGCTGATCGACAACGCCCCCGCCATGGCCGCGGCCTGCCGAGATCGCTTCCAGGATGAGCCGAGAGTGTCCGTCCAGGAGGGGAACCTCTGGAGCTTCCTGCCGCTCAAGAAGGGGGCGAGCCTGGTCCTGTCCGTCCTGTCTATGCAGTTCATGCCGACGGCCTACCGCCCGTCCATGCTGCGGATGATCTACGACGGCCTGGAGCCTGGCGGGGCCCTGATCTTCGTTGAGAAAATCCTCAGCGAGAGCATGGACGACCTGATGGTCGAGCTCTACTACGAGATGAAGCGGGAAAACGGATACACCGAAGAGCAGATCGCGGCGAAGCGCCGGAGCCTTGAAAATGTGCTGTCGCCGCTCAAGGCCGAGTGGAATGCGGACCTGCTGCGGACCGCCGGTTTCCGAAAGGTGGATATGTTTTGGCGCTGCCTCAACTTCTGCGGCTGGATAGCTGTTAAGTAACGGCTTCCGGCCCTGGAAGGAGGGGAAACGAAATGCCGAAACGCAGCGACACGAAGCCATGGGAGCGGCAAGAGGGCGAGAGCGTAAAGGCGTATGAGGCATTTCAGTGTTACCTAAATTTGGGAGAAACCAGAAGTCAACGGCTTGTTAGCGAGCAGTTGTCCAAAAGTAGGCAGCTCATCAGCCGGTGGAGTGCCAACTACCAGTGGGTAGAAAGGGTGGCAGCCTACGAGAATGACCTCCAGCGCCAGGCCCACGCCGAGGCGGTCAAGAAGGCCCGCCAGATGGCAGACCGCCATATCAGCATTGCCATGAAAATGCAGCAGAAGGCGCTTCAAGCTCTGAAAGAGATGGACCCGCGGGACATCGACCCGAAGAACCTTGTCGCCTTCATCCGGGAGGCTACGAAGCTGGAGCGCGAAAACCGAACGGAGATCGTAAAGGATACCAACCCGGACACCGGAGCCGAAGCCGCCAGCAGCAGCCTTGCCGACGTGATCTCCGAGGCATGGGAGCGAAGGAGGCAGCAGAATGAACCTGACAAGTGACGCCATTCTCTACTATGCGGACAATCCGGTTGACTTCGTGGAGGACATTATCAGGGCGAAGCCGGACAGCAATCAGCGGGCCATCTTGAACAGCGTAGCCAAGCACCCCATGACCTCCGTTCGGAGCGGCCACGGTATCGGGAAGAGCGCGGTGGAGAGCTGGCTTGCGATCTGGTTCCTCACCACCAGGCCCTATCCGAAGATACCTTGCACCGCTCCCACCCAGCACCAGCTATGGGACATCTTGTGGGCCGAGATCGCCAAATGGCTGAGAAGCAACCCGGCCTTGTCCCAGGAGCTCATCTGGACGAAGGAAAAGGTCTACATGAGGGGCCACCCCGAAGAGTGGTTCGCGGTAGGCCGGACGGCCAGCAAGCCGGACGCCCTGCAAGGCTTCCATGCTGAGCACGTCCTCTACATCATCGACGAAGCCTCCGGCGTCCGAGATGAGATATTCGAGCCTGTCCTCGGCGCCCTGTCCACCGAGGGCGCAAAGCTGGTGATGTGTGGGAACCCCACCAAGATCACCGGCTTTTTCTATGACAGCCACCACAAATCGCGGGAGCTCTACAACGCCATGCACATTGACGGGCGGGACAGCAGCCGTGTGGACCAGCAGTTCATCGACACCATCATTGATATGTTTGGCGAGGACAGCGACGTCTTCCGTGTGCGTGTCGCCGGAGAGTTCCCGAAGGCCCTGCCTGACAGCTTCATCCCTATGGAGTGGGCAGAGCGAGCCAGCGAGGCCGAGGCCCCGGAGATCGAGCGCGCGGCCCGCGTGGACATCGGGATTGACGTCGCCCGCTACGGCGACGACAGCTCCGTGCTGTCCCCGGTCCTGGACAAGAAGCTCCAGGAGCAGCCGGAGGTCTACCACCACAACGACACCATGGAGCTGAGCGGCAAGGCTGTACAGCTCATCAAGCGGTATGCTCTGGCGCAGCCGTGGGCCGAAATCCACGTCAAGATCGACTGCGACGGCCTGGGCGTCGGCGTGTTCGACCGCCTCATGGAGCTGCGGGACCAGATTGTGGAGGAAGTAAACGACCAGCGGGACCGCCTCTTTGCAGACAGCGAGGACCCGCCCCCGCCTCTCTCCCTGGAGATCGTGGAGTGCCATTTTGGCGGAGAGGGCGGCACGATCAGCGACGATGACCCCATCGACTACCAGAACAGCACCGGCCTCATGTGGGGCGCGGTCCGAGAGGCGCTGCGGACCCAAAGCCTCAAGCTCTGGTATGACGATAAGCAGATCAGCCAGCTTTCCAACCGGAAGTACGTGGTGAACAGCGCTGGCAAGATCGAGCTGGAGAAGAAAGAGGCCATGAAGAAACGCGGCCTGTCGTCCCCTGATATGGGCGACGCCCTGGCCCTGGCCCTGCATGACCCGCAAATCAGCGATTGGACCATCGACTAAGGAGGGACACCGTGAAAAAGAAATGCAGCTACCTTGTGTCAGCCGACGGCTGGCCGATGAAGTATATCCGAGCCGACACCATGAAGGAGGCCCGCGCGATCTGGCAGAAGATCACCGGAGGGCCCTCTAACCCCAGGGCGGTGCAGGTGCTCGGCAAGAAGCCCAAAAGCAAGGGAGGCGAGTAACCGTGCCTTTTTGGAATAGGGGCGGCGGAGGGCGCGCAAGCCGCGCGTACCAAAGCGAGAGTATCATGCTGCCCCGCTGGACAAACCCGCCTGAGAGGAACACTCAGGAATGGATTGAGGCGTACAGATCGAGCCCGCGCCTCGCGGTCATCGAGCGCATAGCCTCGGACCTCTCTTTCGCCGAGGGGAAGCTCTACCGCGTGGACAAAAACGGAGAAGAGCACGAGCTCACCGCCCACCCATTCCTCGACTTCTGGGCGAACCCGAACCCTCTCCACGAGATGAGCAACGCTGCCCTGTGGCGCCTCCTGGAGATTTACCTCAAGCTCAAGGGCGAGGGATATTTCATCATCGAGAAGACGGCACTCGGTATCCCGGTGGAGCTCTGGCCGGTCCCGACGCATTGGGTCCAGATGACCCCGTACCAGGATCACCCGTACTACACGGTCCGGCTCACCAACGGCCTTCTGATGAATGTTTCCGTTGACGATATGTTCGTGATGAAGGATTTGAACCCGCTGGACCCGTTCAAGCGCGGCCTGGGCCAGTCTGAGGCCCTGGCGGATGAGATCGAAACCGATGAGTACGCCGCGAAATTCCAGAAGCGCTTCTTCTTCAACGACGCCACCCCGAACCTGATTATATCCATGCCGAAGAGCACCGAGGACCAGCGGAAGCGGTTCCGGGCGGAATGGCTTGAGCGGTTCCGGGGTATGTTCCAGAGCCACGGCGTCGCCACCGTCAACGGCGACGTGACCGTGAATAAGATCGGCGAAACGATGAAGGACATGGACATGGTGAATGGCCGGACCTTCCTCCGAAACGCCGTCCTGGAGCATTTTGGCGTGCCGCGGGAGATCATGGGTATTACTGAGAGTAGTAACCGGGCCACCAGCGAGGCGGCCCAGTTCATCTACGCTCAAAACGTCCTCATGCCGAACCTGCGCCGCCGGGAAGAGGCGATCAATCACCAGATCATCCCCTATTTCGGGCCTGACCTGGTGTGGCGCTTCAACGACATCATCCCGCGGAACCAGGAGTTCGACAAGGCCGTGGGTATCGACGGCTGGAACGCCGGCCTGCTCACCAAGGATGAGGCCCGCGAGAAGCTGGGTATGCCCCCGGCCAAGGTCGGCGGCGACGTCTACAAGACGCAGTTCTCCGACGTCTACCTGCACGAGGACGACGACCCCGTGGCGATCTCTACCGCTGCTGCAAACCTCCAGTTCTCAGAGGGCGCACCACCGCTTGAGACGGGCGGAGAGCAGGAAATCGAGATCACGGATGATGGGATACCCCTGGACGCCGAAAGCGGCTCAGAGAGCGCCGGAGAGGGCGCAGGGGCGGTTGAAATCACTTCCTCCAAGGGTGCTTCGCCGGAAGAGCTCAAGGACCTGCGCGTCCAGGCTGCCCAGCGGGCCCTATTGCAGGCGGAGCGGGACCAGACCCACAAATTCGAGATTGCGACCCTCAAGTACCTGCGGGAGCAGGGCCGCCGAGTGAGCGAGGCCATGAGCGGCACAACGAAGGACGACCGGAGCGTGTGGGACATTCTGATGTCCTCCATCCCTGGCTATGACCCGAACAGCGAAGACGCCGCGGAGCAGAGCGCGGCGGCCTGGGCAGCCCTCTCGGAAGCAGAGCGGGAGCGCCTGGTGTCCGGCTTCACCCTGGGCCTGATCGACTGGCCCCAGGAGGAAATGTCGCTGCTGAACATCTTTGAACCTCTGTGGAAGGAGAGCTACGACAAGGGCGCGGGCCTCTCCGCTAAGCTCTACAACCTCCAGGCCATCCAGAGGCCGGAGCTCATCAGCACGGCGAAGCTCCGGGGCGGCGTCCGTGTCAAGGGTATCACTCAGACCACCCAGCAGTCCATCGCCCGCATTGTTTCTGCCGGCCTGGAACACGGCGACAGCCGGGCCACGATTGCAAAGCAGATCGAGCAGGAAATGGGGACCACGGCCTCCAGGGCGCGGACCATCGCCACCCAGGAGTGCAACACCTCTCTGCTGACCGGCCACTACGACATGATGAGAAAGGCTGGAGCCGCCTGGAAGACCTGGCACGTCGCCAACATGGCAGCCGCCAGGCCGTCCCACAAGAGGCTGAACGGCGAGCGCGTCCCCATTGACGCGAAGTTCTCCAACGGCCTTATGAGGCCCTGCGACCCGGATTGCAGCGACCCCGCCGAGGTCGTCAACTGCCATTGCTTCCTGACGTTCGACAAGTAAGGAGGATTGCCTCATGGAATTTACTGAACAGCAGGCCAGGGAAGCCGCTCAGGCCGCCGGGATAAACCTGGAGGCGGAGCACTTCGATTTGAAATCACTGGCCGCCGGGATGACCGCGGAGCTGGAGCACGGCACCGCCCACCCGGATACCAACATCACCAACGACGACCCCGTCCTGACGGCGAAGCTCGCGGTTTCCCACCTGCGGGTGTCGCCGTCTTATTATGCCCCCCGCCGGGGGCTTAAAGCCTGGGAAAGCTCGCTCAGAAAGGGGGTGAAGGAGAAGAGCGTGAAAACCGAGTACAAGACCCTATCCTTCCGCACCGATGAGTACGACGAAGAGAGCGGCATTTTCAGCGGCTATGCTGCGGTCTACGGAAATGTGGACAGCGGCGGCGACATCATCGAGCCCGGAGCCTTCACGAAGACAATCGCCGAAGGCTGGGAGAGGGTGAAAATCCTTGCCCTGCACAATGATTGCTGGCTTCCCATCGGCAGACCCCTTGAGCTGAGGGAAGACAGCAACGGCCTGTTCATTAAGGCCAAGATCAGCGACACTTCGATGGGACGCGACATCAAAGTGCTGCTGAAAGACGGGGTACTCAACGAGCTTTCCATCGGATATGACCCCATCGTCTTCGACTACGACGAAAACGGTATCCGCCACCTGCGGGAAGTCAAGCTGTGGGAAGTGTCGGTCGTCACCTGGGCCATGAACCCGGAGGCGGTCATCACCGACTACAAGCAGGCCCGCGACGTTGCGGACTACGCCGTGTCCCTCGTGGAAGAGGCGACCGCAGAGGTCAAGGCAGGCCGGAAAATCAGCGGAGCCCGGTTGAAGGCCCTCAAGGACGCCAGCGCGTCCATGAAGGCCGCGACGAAAGCCCTCGACAGTATCATCCGGGAGGCAAGCGAAACCGAGAAGTCTACCAACCCGAAGCAAAGACCCGCCGTGAAGGGTGCGTCCCGTTCCGGCAATACCATCGAAATTTTACTGTAACAGGAGGATTATTCACATGGCTATCAATACCAAAACTCAGCGTAAGTCCGTGAAAATGGAAGCTGATGAGCTGACCGAGAAGATCAAGGCTTGCGTCAAGGAGGCTCTGGATGAGCAGGCCGAGGCAAAGGCCGAGGGCGAGGGCGAAGGCGGCGACGCTGCCGTGGAGGCTGCCCCCGCTGACATCTCCGCTCTGATCGAGCAGGCGATGGACGTCGTGGCCGAGAAGCGGAAGTCCCGCAAGGAGGCTGGCGAAGAGCTGGGCGATGTCACCGCCGATGAGGTCATGGAGGCCGTCGGCGAGATCATCGACGCCACCCAGGACGAAACCAAGGAGAGCGACGGCGTGGAGGACGAAGAGATGAAGGAGGATGAGGGCGTCACCGAAGAGGCGAAGCGCCGGAAGTCCTTCACCTATAAGCACCAGACCAAAAGTGCCCGCAAGAGCGCGGCCTCCCCCGTCCAGCGGAAGTACAGCAACATCTACATGAGCCGCGGCTCTGTTTCTCCTGCCTCCAAGAAGTCCATCCCGCCCGCGGTGCAGCTCGCCCGCGCGATCAAGTGCCTGGACGTGTTCGGCAAGCATGACCCCGACGCTGCTGCCTTCTACGCCAGCAAGAAGTACGACGACGGCGACATGGCCCGCGAGTTCAAGGCCCTGTCTGCCACCAACCCCGCCGCCGGTGGCTATCTCATCCCTGAGATTTACCTCGACCAGATCATTGAGCTGCTGTACTCCAAGACTGTGATCTTCGAGCTGGGCGCTCAGAAGGTCCCCATGGCGAACGGCAACCTCAACATTCCCAAGATGACCGGCGGTGCCCGCGCTACCTGGGGCGGTGAGGCTCGGAAGATCGCAAAGACCCAGCCCACCTACGGCAACATTCGGCTGTCCGCAAAGCGCCTGGAGGCTATCGTGCCTCAGACCCGCGAGCTGCTGATGAGCACCAACTACTCCGCCGATCAGCTCTTCGCCAACGATCTGACCCGCCGGATGGAGCTGGGTCTTGACTTCGGCGCTATGTTCGGCAAGGGCGGCGAGTTCCAGCCCCTCGGCGTGTTCA